GGCCGCTGCTTCGAGTTGCAGGTTCTTCACCACGTCGGCCAGCGAGTCCTTGTAAAGCACCGTGGCCTCGGCCAATTGCCGGCGGGCCGCTTGCACTTCGGCATCAATCGTTTCCCCTGGTGGCAAGGGTTTCCAGACCCAACTCTCGCACTACGACGCGACGCAAGAGGTCAAGCCCGTCACCTGGTCGAATGCAACGATCCTCGGCATGGGCAAGAAATTCGGTCGGTGGCCAGGATGGACGCAGCGCATTGGTCGTCCGTCCATCGGCATCCAGCCAGACCAGAAGAATGCAGGCCGAGGTGCCGAGGTCAACCGGGGCTCGCGCAAGTCATTGCGGTCTGCGTTCGCCCTCCCTGGCCGCAAGGACAGCGAAGGCAACTACCTCGTTTTCCGCCGCGATGCCAACGGCAAGGTGAACTCGCTGCTGGGCCCGAGCGTGTACCAGCTTTTCCGCTATCAGATCCCTCTGATCGAGGACGAGGTGGCCGCCGATCTGGAGCAAGAATTGCTCGACAATGCGAAAATCGAAATTGAGAAAGCACTAAATGGCTGACCTCCTGAAAACCACCGAAGAGGTGTCCTTGGAAATCAAGCGACGGCTGCTGACGGTTTTGCAAGTAGATGGTTTCGAGACCAACTTGGGCGCCACCGTTTTCATGGGTAAACGCGCGGTGGACGACGACGAGGTGCCTTGTGTTTCGATTATCGAGGGCGAAGACCACCCCGGTGAGACGGTAAACCGCGACGATGTGAAAATTGAAGTGGATTACGCCCTGGCGGCCTATGTGCCCTGCGACCCGGATGACCCAAACACAGCGGCCCATGCCGCGCTTCGGGACATGAAAAAGGTCATCTTCACCGACTATCGTTGGGGCAAAATTGTTGGCACGCTGCAATACCGAGGTCGAGATATCGGCGCTCGATCTGATGGCGCAGCTTTGGTAATGGCGGTTCTGCACTTCACGGTCATGATCGTGGAAAACCTGCCAGGCCAACGTTAATACGAAATTGTCCGGTCGGCAATCGAGATTCCATCCCACCTATACTCGCGACTGTTTTATCCCGCTGCCCACTCGGCGGCCAACTCTGGAGAACTGAATCATGGCAGCACGTAGCTTTTTGGGCGCAGGCGACATTTTCATCAACCGCAAGGTCGATGGGGTAGCACAGGGTCTCAAAGGCCCCTACAAGGCCGACAAGTTGGAAATCAAGCCCAACGTCGAGACCAAGGAATCCACCAGCAAGGGTCGCTACGACTACGGCCAGGTGCTGGAAACGGTGCAACTGAACCAGCCGGCAGACTTCACGCTGGACCTCAAGGAAATCGTGGGCGATGTGCTGCTGATGGCACTTCTGGGCACCTCGGTGGCCCTGAACCAGGCGTCTGGCACTTTGGTCGATTCGCCTGTTGTGATCAAGAAAGGCGCGTGGGTCGATATCGGCAAAAAGAACCTGACGGGCGCCATCGTTGTTGAAAACTCGGGTGGCACGGTGACCTACGTCGAAGGCACGGACTACAAGCTGAACATGCCGCTGGGTTTGCTGATGGTCTTGCCGGGTAGCGCCATCGTCGATGCGGTAACGCTGAACGTCTCGGGTGCCTACAAGGCCGCCACGGGCCAGGTGATCTCCGGTGCTACCAAGGTGAACGTTCGTGCCGAAATCGTTTTCGACGGCATCAACCTGGCCGACGACCAACAAGTCACGGTGTACATCTGGGAGGCCGTGGTTGCTGCCGATTCGGCATTCGACTTCCTGGCCGATGACTTCAACAACGTGTCCCTGACCGGTACGCTCAAGACGCCAGTCGGCAAGAGCGAGCCGTTCATCGTCGTGATGCAAGATCCGGTCGTCTGATCGTCGCTGGTGGCGGGGCTTGCCCGCAGCCCGAGCCCACCGTATGCCTCGGCAGCGGTGGGTTTTCTTTTTGAGGAATGACAGATGGCGACTCGAAACTCCCGTGACGTAAAAATGACCCTGAGCGTGGAGACGCTTGGGGAATCGGAGGTCTTGAAACTCCAGCAGGCTGTGCAGAAGCTGGCCGACGAAGGTGGTGCAGCGGCGCCGGAGTTCCAACGGCTGGCCAACGAGATCGGCCGCATTGGTGAACAGACGCAGGCGCTGGATGCGTTCCAAAAGCTGTCCGATGATGTGCAGCTTTTGGGTGATCGGCAAGAGGCGGCTGCTGCCTCGGCCAATATCCTGACCACGGCTCTGACCAATCAACGCACCCAGATCGAAGGTGCGCGTGTTGCGCAAGCACAGGCGTCGGCTGCGCTCGACGATAACCGCCGTGCCATGGTCGAGACCACGACCTCTCTGCGCTTGCTGCGCCAGGAGTACCGCGAGAACGGTTCGGCCGTGGCCGACTTTGCTGCTAGGGAGCGTGCGCTGCTGGAAACGCAAGGTGAGTTGCGGTCCGCAGCCGTGGGTTTGGCAGCGGCGAACCGGGAAGCCACGCAGGCTGTCACAGAGGCCACGCGCGGCATCGCCACCCTGGAGAACCAACAACGAGCCGCTATCACCACCCTCCAAGCCGCAGATCGCGCGCTGGAGGCCCAGGAGACGGCCATGCGGGGGGCTGCGGACGCTGCCGAGGCCCTTGGGGTGTCCACGACAGACGTAGCCGCTGCCGAGGCCGCTTTGCTCGCTGCTTTGAACCAGGTCAGCGGTGCGGCCCAGCGCCGTCAACAAGAGACCCTGGACCTGGTAGAAGCAGATCGGCTGCTTGCCATCCAGGAGCGAACCCTGATCGACTTGCAGAACCGTGCCACGGTCGAGTTGATCGAAATGACGGCGGCCCAGAACCGCGCTGCGGCAGAGGCACGCAACTATGCCGCTGCAAAGGCTGCAGCGCTTGCCGGCGGTGAACAGTGGCAGCGGGAGGCAGAGGCGGTCGTCGAGTTGGCCGAGGCTACCCAGCGCCTGGCTCGCGAGACCCAAATCGCAGAGGCGGCAGCGCGCGAACTGGCTGCGCAAGCCGCATTTGAGAAGCAGGCCGCTGATGCGCGCAACCTGGTCGAGGCAGCGGGCTACGTGCGCTTCTGGACCGATGCGTTGCAGCAAGCCGAGACCGAGGCCCGTAACACCGCCACGGCGGCAGAGCAGGCCGCCAAGCGCATCGAGACCGCCTTTGGCACGCTCGGGGTGCGTTCGGTCGAGCAGCTTCAACTGGAGATCGCCAACACCCGCACGTCGATGGCCACAGTGGCGGCCGAGGCGTCACGCACTGGCCAGGTCATGGTGGGTGCCTTCGCCTCGGGCGAGGCCAAGATCAAGGCTCTGGAGCGCGAGATCCGGGAGCTGAATGGCCAGCTCACTACCGCCGACCGACTCACCAAGCTGTTCTCGAATTCACTGGGCCAGATCGCCGCAGGTAACCTGATCGCGGATGGCGTCGGGTTCCTGGTGCAGAAGGTGAAGGATCTGGGCCGGGAGTTCGTGATCACCATCGTGGAAACGGAAACGTTCCGCAAGGCTCTGAACGCTGTGTACAAGGACACGGCCATTGCAGCGAGCCAGTTCCAATTCCTGCGCACGGCTGCGAACCAGGCCGGGGTTTCTGTGGGCGGCATCCAGGCTGCGTTTACTCGATTCAGCGCCGCCACGAAGTCGTCGAACATTCCTCTTTCCGTTACCAATGACCTCTTTCAATCGGTTGCGCAAACTGCAGGCACGCTCGGACTTTCGGCAGACGCTACCGCTGGAACCCTTGATGCACTTGGTCAGATTGCTAGCAAATCAGTAGTCAGCCTCGAAGAATTGAGACAACAGCTCGGAGATCGCATGCCGGGCGCGCTGAGTGCAGCGGCTAATGGTCTTGGCGTTACAGAAGCCCAGTTGATCAAGTTGGTCGAGGGCGGACAACTCGCGGCTCGTGATTTTTTTCCCGCGTTCGCCAAGGGCTTGCGCGAGCTGCAGGGTGAGACGGACGGCCTGGCCAACTCATGGGCCCGCTTGACCAATGCGCTCACGGAGTCGGCACAGAACGCAGGGGACGCCGGCTGGACGGAGATTCTGGGTGTTGGGCTCCGCGCGCTCGGCCTGGCTGTGGGGAGCGTGCTACTGCCTTTGAACGGCCTTTTCGAGCTGATGGGCGGTGTGCTGCGTTCCGGCGGCTTGCTGGTAGCGGGTGTGCTCACCTGGACGCCCCCGTGGAAGGCCATCGGGGAGGTGTGGCAGAGTGCTGCGCAGCGGCAGGCTTCGCTTACGGATGCTTTTGACAAAGCTATTCTTGGGGGTGATGCGGCAGCGGCGAATGCAGTCAAGCTGCGCAACACGACGGAGGCGACCACAGCAGCCGTTGCCAAGGCCGGCGGTCAGTGGGATCTTATGACTCGATCCCAACAGGCCCACGCCATTGCTGCTGAAATCTCAGCCGCGCGCCAGGGCGACCTGAGCGCGTCTTTTGTGGCAACGACGGCGGTTGTACAAGAGCTGCTGTTGGCGCAGATCAAGGAAACCGAGGCATTGACCAAGCAAGCCAAGGCCGCGAAAGAGGTCGGTGACACCATGGTTGAGGTCGCCAAGCAACGCGGCAACGAAGCCGAGACACTGCGCATCAGCGCGCAGGCTGCGGAGTTGCATGCTGCTGCTCTTGACGCCGCTGCTGCGTCTCAACGGGAAGAGGTGCGGTTGCTGGATCTGCAGAAATCGGCGCTGGAGAAAACGCGGGAAGCCACAAAGCAGCAGACCCTGGAACTAGACAAAAAACTCACCACCGGTCGGGCTGAACTGGCCCAGTCCGAGGCCGCTGCTGCTGCTGCGCGGCAAGAGGCTGCAGCGCGCCAACTCGTGGTGAAAACCTACGGCGATCAGTCGGCTGCGTTGGGTCAGTACCGCGTTGAAATGGACCGTCTCGCGGCGGTGGTCAAAGAGTACGAGCGACTGAACCAACAAGGTAAAAAGACGGATGCCGAAGTGCAAGCGGCCCGCCGGCAATTGGCCGAGGCCACGGTGCTTTACAAGGACTCGCTGGCCGACGTGGTGAAGAACCTGCAACTCGAAGCAGCGGCCAAGGTGGTCTCGCTGCAGGCCACGCAGGAGTCGTTGAACGGCGAGGTTGCGCTGCTCGAAGCAAAGGCCAACAGCTACCGCATGAGCGGGCAGTTGACCCTGGCCACTATGGCGGAGCGGGATGCCAAAGCCAAGAAAATCGAGATCGACCGCATCAGCATCCAGATCAAAGAAATCGAGTTGCAACTGCAACGCCAGGAGCTGCAGATAAAACTCGACCAGCTCAAGCTGGACGAACCTTTGAACCTGCAAAAGCAGAAAGAGTTGGAGTTGCGGATCAAGCTGATCGACATTCAGACCAAGGGCCTCGGGGCGCAGAAAGAGTTGCTGCGCATTCGCCAGAGCGATCTATCTCTGACCCAGCAACTTACCGGCGCTATCCAGGGTGAGAATGGCGCGCGGCAACAGGCCATCACCTCGTGGGCTGACCTCTCCGATGGAATGGCCAAGCTGCTGATGCCCTACACCATGACCCATGACCTGTCGCAGCGGCAGATCAAGATCCTGGAAGAAGAGGCAGCGGCTGTCGAACGTCTTCAACGGGCCTATGAGAAAAAATGGAACATGGACAAGGAACACTATTCCTTGAACACTGCCGGTGAGCGGGTCATGGCGGGCGAGACTGAGCAGGATGTTTCGGACGACGTGGCCAACCTCTATGGGGAAGCCAACCGAGACAACGAGAAGGCCCGACGCGCCCGTCAATTGCGTGCTCTCGCGCGCCTGCGTAGCCAGGGGAATGGTCTCGTTACGCCGAACGACACCCTGAGCGCCGACGAACGTCGTGAACTGCAGGCTTTGGAAACCGAGTTGCTGAATGGTGGAACCAACGCACTGCGGCCGAACGGTTCCAACACGGTTACGCCGACCGGAGACACCACAACCACAACCACGGACACGAAACCGGCAGCGGGAAACAAGGGCGGCGGCGTGTCGGTGGTTCGCATGGAGGTCAACCTGGGCGGGACACCGTTCTCGTTCGGTGCAGCAGACGAAGCCAGCGCAAACACCATTGCCGGTATGTTCAAGCACCTTGAACAGTCGCAGAAAACCACAGCACTGAGGTAACGAATGAGCATTACTATGACAGTGGGTGCAACCACCCTGACCCTTGATCCCGACCTCTCCTGGTCGGACGAGCACAAATGGAATCCGGTTCGACAAAGCACGGAGCGCAGTATCACTGGCGCTCTGATCGTGCAGACGGGCGGACTTACCAAAGGACGGCCGATAACCCTGGAAAACGACGAGGGTAGCGGTTGGGTTCTCATGACGGCCACGGTAGTGAACCAACTCAAGACCTGGGCCTCTACGCCTGGCCTGGTTGCTGTGTTGAATCTTCGGGGGGTAGATATCGACGTGATGTTCCGTCACGGCGACGAGAACAGTACCTTGGCGTTTGAATCGAACCCTCTTGTAGAGTACCGCGACGTGGCCGCAGAAGACCACTACCTGTGCATAATTCGACTGATGGAGATTTAATCAATGGCTATTACCGCAGCAGATATCCGGTTGCTCGAATCGGAACGCATGGCAGACACCGACGACGGTGGAGGCCGACGCACCAACAACGTGATCCCAGACGGGGTTGCGGGTAACGTTTTCCCGAAGGTCAGCCGTGTGGATAGTGTTTATGGCCGGGTGAACCTGCGCAAGGTTTATGGCCATGTCGACACACCTTCTGTGGAGACCTATGCCGGCGCGCACGCGATCATTACGGACGCACCGGACAATGCACGCATTGGGGTCGTTCTGTTTTCTACGGGCAGCGACTACGACACGCGGGAAGTGGCGCAGGATCGCATCGAGAGCTATGTGATCGCAGGACCAGAGAGTCGGATGGTCGTCTATGGCCGCCAGCTCCAGGGATCTTCGGCTGTGTTGGTCTATCAGCGGCCAGAGGAACCACTGCCCGAAGTCGGTGACGTCTACGCACTGAGCGACGAGACGGGTGGTGTTACGGTGAATCAGCAATTCATTCGTGTGCAGGATCTCACCCAGGAGTTGCGCACTTTTTCGGAGAACAACAACGAGTTTGATCGCCGGGTTATCACCCTCAAGATCGGCTCGCCTTTGCGTGCTGAGTTCAAAGGCATCGCGAGCCCATCGTCGAACACGAGTGCTCGCGGGAACAGCCTTCTGCGGTCCACCACGGTGGCCGACGCGGCGCACTACTACGGTATCCAGCCGTTGACGGAAGAGGCGACAGCAGGTGCGCTCGATATCGAAGTGGCTTCTGTTTTTGCACCTATCGTGCCGACAGCGCAGCGAGAGGCCGCCATTTCGCTGGCTACGCCAAGAGGATCTGCCACTGCCGTGCAAGCAGGACCTATTGCCTTCGCCGAAGGACCATTTGACGGCGGTTTCGGCGCTGGCGTGCCGTTCACTGTCCGCACCTCGCTGGCAATGAAACCTGGCACGGTCGAAATTTCGTTTTCTTCTGATCCAAGCAACACCCTTTCCGTCGATGACGGAGAGGGCGGCATTTTGGACACGGGTTCCATCGGTTGGAACGGCACCGTGGACTACGAAAACAAGCAAATGGTAATCGCGCCGAATTTTTCCGGCACCTCGATTGTGACGGTGAAATACGTGCCACAGGCTGTCGTTTCCCAAGCCGCACAGACACTAGCGGAAGAGGTGACCCTGGCGAACCGGGGTACGGTTTATTCCCCTGTTTTCGATCCACTGCCTTCTCCTGGCACGCTTCGTGTTGAGTATCGGGCCCTTGGCCGCTGGTACACACTGGCCGACAAAGGTAACGGTGAGTTGATTGGCGACGACCCTGCGTATGGCACTGGTCTGGTGGACTACGTTACTGGCGGGGCCAACGTCTCGTTGGGCGCGTTGCCGGATGTAGGCAGCAGCACCATCTATACCTGGGGCACACCGATCCACTACGAACAACGGGTTTCAGACACGGGTGGTAAAGCCTTTCAGACATTCACGTTGACCCATTTGCCTGTCTCACCTGGCGACCTGGATTTCACCTACGTTTCCAACGGGGTCGAGTACACCGTGGCGGCGGATGCAGCAGGTGTTTTTTCTGGTGGCGGCGTTACCGGTTCCGTGAATTTCACGACAGGCGTTGGCCGGTTGGAGTATGGAACGCGTATCCCTGACTACGACAGTCTTCTCACGGCCAATTACAAGCAGTGGGCACTGGACCCAAGTCAAGATATCGTTGGCCAGCCGGTTACCACGAAACCACTGAGTGATATCAACGACATTGGCGAGCCGGTGTTGCCAGCCTCCGTCACGGGGCTCATGAACATGACGTTGACCGCGACAATCGACGAAATCGATTCGACCACGGAAAGCACTTTCGTTCCGTTCCGTGTGGATGGTGCGGGCGTTATCACGAGCAGTGCCGAGGTGGGTTTCCGAAATTCCAAGGTCCGCGTGACCATGCCTAGCGGCACGATCCTGGGGGCCCTCAACGCCACCACGGGTGCTATTTTTTATAACCCAACGATGACACTGCCGACAGCCTGGTATGTGGTCGGTAACGACCACCCGGTGTGGAATCAAGGCAGCTATTTGAACGCGGCCAACGTGTCTGCGGTCTCGGTCACGTACATCCCGGCAGAGTACGAGACCAGCGGCGGCTCGACAATCCCGGCGGACACAGCGGCGCGGATTTATACCGATTACGAAGAAGAGTTGTCTGTCGAGGACGACGTGCCAGTGCAAGTCGATATCACTAAAACGAGCACGGCAGAATTGGTGGCCGGCAGCGTGGCCTTTACGCTCTCTGGCAAGCAGTACACGGAACGCAATGGCACGCTGTACACCGACCCACAAATCACAGGCAGCGCACTAGCTGTTGGTACCATCGACTACAGCACTGGGATCGCGAAACCGAACCTCTGGGTACGCGGTGCTGCACTCGGTCTCGCAGTTCAATCCGCTTTGATCAAGTTAGGCGATTGGACGACTTACTCGGCCTATTTCCGAACGGCGGGGAGTCCACTGCGCCCTGGCGCCACGTATGTGCAGGTCACCTCTTTGGACGGTGTGCTGCTCTCGGCCACCAGTGATCCGAGCGGCGTTATCGAGTCCACCTATGTACATGGCAAAGTCGAGCAGTCTATGGGTGTTGTCTCGCTGCGGTTCGGCGAATGGCTGACCGCTGCCGGTAACGAGGGTGAGCCTTGGTACGACCCGGACAATGTTGTGGGTTCCTTGGTGTTGAAGCCTCGCCTGGTGCAACCACAGACGTTGCGCTACAGCACGGTCGTGATCACGAACCTGCCTCTTTCTGAGGACATTCTTGGCCTTGACCCTGTTCGCTTGCCTAGCGATGGACGAGTGCCTATTTACCGGCCAGCGGACGTCGCGGTGATTCACCACACCGAATCGGACAACGTTGGCACGCCAACAGCCGGCCAGGTGCTCAACGTCGGTCGCACGAACCTTTCCGAGCTGTGGTTGGAAGACGTGAACCGCAAGAAACTGGCGACCAACCTCTACGCTGCGGACTTGGCCGCCGGTACGGCAACTATGGATGCTGCGCTCTCGCTCACCGGCTATGTCACACCGATCTTTGCGCGCAATCGGATCGAGGAAATGACCTTGATCACGGACGTGCAGATCAATGGTGTGCTGAGTCTGTCGGCACCTCTGCTGCGCACGTACCCTGATGGCTCTCAGGTGAGCAGCGCGCTGCTGTTTGGTGACCTCTTCGCACGGGTTGAACATGTATTTGACCAGGCCACCTGGACAAACGTGTGGAGCAATTCGCTTATCGGTGCTGGTGCCACTGCGCAGTACAACGACGTTGATTTCCCTATCGAAGTATTGAATGAGTCGGCGGTAAACGAACGCTGGCGTGCCAACGTTCTCACGGGTGGCACTTCGGTGCAGATCATCGGCGAGAATCTTGGTGTGGTCGGCACGTTCCCTATGAATGCGGATATCGCACCGGTCAACATCCTCACCGGGGAGCCGTATTTTGTTCTCCGGTACCAGGGGTGGGGTGGCGGCTGGTCCGTGGGCAATCAACTCCGCTGGAACACGGTGGCGGCGGCTCCTGGTTTCTGGCTTGCCCGTACCATCCTCCCTGGCGCGGCTCTTACCGGCGACTCATTCGACGCACAACTGCGCGGCGATGCGGACTGATCAACTCTCTAGGAAAAACCATGTACCTGAAAATTCTCGCCTCGATTCTCGCCACGTTGGCCACCGACCTGGCCGCAGCCATCAATGCGGGGGCTTCGGCCCCTGAAATCAAGTTCTACACGGGCTCGCCCCCTTCGACTCCGGCGGACGCGGTTACCAGCCAAACCTTGCTGGGAACCCTGGTCTGCAGCGACCCTGCCGTGGTCGCCTCGGGGGCTACTGTGACGTTTGCCACCATCACGGCGGACACATCGGCTGACGCGAGCGGCACGGCAGCGTGGGCGCGCATCCTGGATGGCGACGGGGATGCTGTGATCGACGTCGATGTGACCAACGGCGCCGGCACCGGCGTGATCAAACTCAACACCACGACCATCGTGGCGGGGGGCTTGATCGGTATCACTTCGTTCGTTTTCACGGTGGGTTGATACCATGCCGATCAACGTGCCGACAGGTTTTAATCCGGCGGATAAGGGGCCCTCCACGATCCTGGATGCCACAGAGCGGGTGATCACCCACTTGGCGGGAGGGGACAGTTCTTTCGCGCGTTCGTACACCAAGGTGTCAAGCGGAAAGCACTACGTGGAGTTCACTCGCCCCAGCGACGGCCGGTTCATGGTCGGTGTTTCCAGTGCATCCGGTAACCTCAGTCAGTACGTGGGCGCCACGTCGGCGTCCATCGGGCTCTACAACGGCACGGTGTACCAGGGCGGCGCGGGCGTAGGGAGCCTAAGTGGCACTACTACCGGTGTCATAGGCTTGGCTATCGACGCGGATGCCAGGACGGTGCGCTACATCAACGCCACGAACAATTCCGGCGATATTGCCTTGACGCTCACCGGCGATATCTACCTCGGAGGGGGACCAGACAGTGCGCCGACGGGGTACCTGTCGTTGAATACCGGCCAAGAGGCGTTCACGTACTCCGTTCCCTCTGGATACACCGGCGGTTTCGCACTGCTCTCTCGCTACCGTTTCGAGGGCACCACGCTCGATGAAAACGGAGATCCTGCCTCCCGGAAAATACGTGCCTACCTCCGTTCGACGGGGGCACTGGTGGGGGAGGTCATGAGCGATCCGACCACAGGCGCTTTCATCCTGGCGCCGGTGCCGAACACCACAGGCGCACACACCCTGATTGCCTTGGATGATTCGGATCTGAACGCGC